CTGTGGCAAGGCGAGCCGACCCCCGATGAAGGCGACCACTTCAAGTCGGACTGGCTGCACACCTATCGGCTGCACCAGCTCCCCCCTCTCGACGAGCTCCACGTCTACGTCACCAGTGACCATGCCGTCGGGCTGAAGCAGGCCAATGATAGGACATGCCTCCTGCCCTTCGGGATCGACCGGAACGATGTCCTTTGGGTGCTGCCCGACGTGTGGTGGCAGCGCGGCGATGCCGAAACCCAGATCAACGCCATGATCAACATCATCGACCGGTTGGAGCCAATGCGCTGGTGGGGCGAGAAGGGCCATATCCTCCAGTCCATCGGCCCCGCGCTAAACCGCCAAATGCGGGCCAAGAGAGCCTTCACCACGTTTGAGATGGTTACCCCTGTCCAGGACAAGGTGCAGCGTTCCAGGGCCATCCAGGCGCGTCTGAGCATGGGGCGGGTGCGCTTCCCGATCTTCGCGCCCTGGTGGGCGCAGGCCAGGAGCGAATTGCTCACCTTCCCCTATGGCCAGCACGACGATTTCGTTGACGCCCTCGCTTTGGCCGGCTTGAAGACCGAACGCTTAACCGCGCCCCGGAAACGCCAGCCACTGCTGATCGAGGGCGCCAAGCCGGGCACGCTGGCCTGGGTGAAAGAGAATGCGAAGCATGAAGCACGGCAGCGCGATGCGCTCCTGCAAGGGGGCTGGTGATGTCAGGCTACAATGACCTGGGCATGGGGCCGCCGGACGGCGATGCCGAGTTCCCTGGCGAATACGCGGATGATCCTGCCGGCGAGGGCGGCGAAACCGGGTCGGCGGTAGACCGCAACCCGCCGGAGCCGGCACCGCGGCGCCAGGCACTGGTCGAGGAGTGGCTGGCCAAGGTCGAATACGCCAAGAAGAAGTGGAAGCCCAAGTTCGACAAGATGCGGGCCGATGCCAGTTTCGCGCAGGGCAACCAGTGGAACACCAACATCACGGCCAACGACCCCAATGCCGACGCCCCGGAGACGCGCTACGTCGCCAACATCATCCAGCGCCATATCCAGCAGCGTGTCAGTGGACTCTATGCCAAGAACCCGCGCTTCGTCGCCCAGCGCCGCCGGCGGTTGAACACGGCGGTCTGGGATGGATCGCCCCAAACCCTGGAGATGGCCAAGCAGGCGATGGTGATGGCACTTGGCACTGGCCAGCCCATCGACCCCACCATCCAGGCGATCCTCGCGGACGCCAGTGCCGCGGTGGAGCGGATGAAGCTGGTGCAGCGTGTGTGCAAGACGCTGGAGCTCCAGCTCGGCTACGAAGTCAGCCAGACCGTGCCGGGCTTCAAGATGATGATGAAGGCAACCGTCCGTCGGGCGGTAACTACCGGGCTGGGCTGGGTGAAGCTGTGCTACTACCGCCCGCCCAGCGAATCGCCTGAACCCTCCAGGGTGGCCGACACCAGCAACCGGCTCGCGATGCTCCAGCAGATCGCCGCCGACCTGGCCGACGAGCGCATCAACATGGAGGATTCCGATGTCGAGCGCATGCGCCTGGCATTGGAGGGGATGAAGGCGCCGCAGCAATACGTGAAGCGGGAGGGGCTCGCGTTCGACTGGCCAGGTCCGACCAGCCTGATCCCCGACCCCAACATGATCCAGCTGCGTGGCTTCCTGGGCTGCGGCTGGGTGGCCCAGCAATACGCCCTGCCGCCCGAGCGCATCCAGCAGATTTACGGCAAGGATGTCACCAGCTCCTACCGCGCCTACTCCCGCACCGGCCTGAAAGACGGCAGCGAGCAGCCGGAGCGCAGCCGCAACCGGCCGGGCACGCCAACCACGTCCGACAGTGACGACGCCCAGGACAACCTTGGCCTGGTCTATGAAATCTGGTGCATCGAGGACGGGCTGGTCTACGTCGTCTGCGACGGCTATCCCGATTTCCTGCGCGAGCCCGCACCACCGGAATATTTCACCGAGCGGTTCTGGCCCTGGTTCCTGGTCGCCTTCAACGAGATGGAGAGCGAGGACAATCCCTGGCCCCTGTCTGATGTCGAGCTGCTGCGCCATCCGCAGCTGGAGATCAACCGCGCCCGCCAAGGCTTGCGTGAGCATCGCCGCGCCAACCGGCCCAAGATCATCACCGGCGAGGATACGCTGGACGAGGATGATGAATCCAAGCTGATGAACCACCCCGCCAATGCCGTGATCTCACTGCGCGGCCTTCAGCCCGGCCAGCGGGTGGAAGACTTGCTACAGGCATTCAAGGGGCCGCCCATCGACAGCGCGCTTTACGACGTGAACCCGGCCTATGACGACGTGCTGCGCGTGGCCGGGAGCCAGGAAGCCGATCTCGGCGGCACCAGCGGCTCCACAGCCACTGAGACGGCCATTGCCGAGAACAGCCGCACCAGCGCCATGTCCAGCGCCATCGATGACCTGGACGACATGCTGTCGGACCTGGCGGCGGCGGCCGGGCAGATGCTGCTGGCGGAAATGCCGGCCCTGGAAGTGCAGCGTACCGTCGGCCCCGGCGCGGTGTGGCCTGATCTCAGCGTGGATAACATCGCCGCCGAGGTGTTCTTGCAGATCGAGGCCGGCTCCACTGGTCGGCCCAACCGTGCCGCCCGGATCGGGGAGTTCGAACGCATCGCCCCCGTCCTGCTCCAGGTGCCCGGCGTGCGGCCCGAGAAGCTGGCCGAATACGCGCTGTCGCTGATGGCTGATAACCTGGAAGTCTCGGATTTCCTTGATCCCCAGGCGCCCTCGATCTCCTCCATGAACGCGGCCAAGCCGGATAACGGGATGGCGGCCCAACCTGGCCAGGAGCCCGACGCCCAGGCCAACCAGGGATCGATGAACACGCCCAAGGCGAAGCAGCAGGCGCAGATGGGACCGCGGCCACCGGACCAGCCACCCACGCCCGTCTATGGCCCCGCAAAGGGTATGGTTAACTAGATGTTGGCTTTGGAAGCCAACTCGGCATACAAAATGCGCGATATGGCGCAGGAGACGAGATGTCGGACCTAGACAGCGACAGCGGCTCAGTACCGGAAAGCGCACCTTCGCCACCGGCACCTGATCCCGCGCCCGCTCCGACACCTTCTCCCGCACCTTCACCTTCGCCTGCGGCGCCCGAGGGGGCGAGTGCCCAGGCTGTAACTGGCGATACCCCCAAGCCGATCCCTTCATTTCATGAAGTGATTGAGCGCGCTCTCGGAGATGACAAGCGGCCCGGCTCGCCACCGGCGTCGGAGTCATCCGAATCCGGATACCCAAAGGAGACGCAGGCTGGTCGGCCCACCCCACCGGTGGGCCAACAAACTGGTGCCGAAACCGATGCTGAACTCCTGGGCGATCCGCCCGAGGAGGAAATGCAGCAATGGCAGTCGCGCACGCGGAAGAGATTTCATGCGCTGTCGAACCGGGTCAAGGAGCTGACGCCCAAGGCCAACGCCTACGTCAAGATCGACAACTACCTCAAAGAAGCCAAGCTTGATGCCGAGGAAGTGGTCGAGCTGTTCGAAGTAGGAAGGTTGCTGAAGGCCGGCGACTATGACGGGTTCTACAAACTGGTGGGTCCGCACCTAGAGCGGGTCAACCAGGTCCGGGGGGCGAGTTTCCCTGCGGACATCCAGCAGCGCCTGGACAACGGCTACATCGATGAGGCGTCGGCGCGGGAACTGACCCGTGCTCGCATCAGCCAGGAACAGGTCAACTACGCCACTGAACGCCAATCCCAGGCCAACCACCAGCAGCAGCGCACGCAGTTAGCTCGCGACGTATCAACCGCTGTGGTGGCGTGGGAACAGGAAATCCAGAAGCGTGACCCGGCCTACCCGGCAAAGGTGCCGTTGATGAATGATCGCATCCGTGTGTTGATGGCGACTGAAGGTGTACCGACGACACAGGCTGGGGCAGTGGATATGTCCCGCAAAGCCTATGCGTACGTTACCGCGCAACTGGCCCAGATGCGCGCACCAGGGCGACCGACCAGCATGAATCCTTCGGCGACCGGATCAAACGTCAATGGGGTCATGCCCAGGCCGCGCAGCGCAAGGGAAGCAATGCTGGCCGCACTGGGGTGACCTTTGATCCGAAAGGTCAAAGGCGATGCCTACCCTTACCGGGGCGAAGCTGGCGAACGTAACCGCCAGTGCCCTCGACTACTATCTCAACACGCCGGAGGTTTACTATCAGTCCATCCAGCAGAAGCCGCTGGTGGCGCTGATGGAGCGTAAGAAGAAAACCTTTAGCGGCGGCAAGAAGGACATCTCCGTCGGTATCAAGGGCGACTTCGGCGCGGCCGGCGTCAATGACAGCCTGAAGGGTTTCGACCTTTCCGACACCGTCACCTTCTACGAGCCCGAGAATACGCGCCGGGCGGCCTACCCGTGGAAGGAGCACCACATCGGTTTCAACGTCACCCACTCCGAGCTGAAGATCGACGGGCTGGTGGTCGTGGACACCGACGGCGAGGATACGCGCCCTCTCTCCGGGCGCGAGAAGCATGTGCTGGCCGATATCCTTGACGAGAAGAGCCAGGATTTCATGGAGCAGTATGCCCGCTCCCTGAACGCCTTGCTGTGGGGCGACGGCACGACCGACGCCAAGGGGCTGGCCGGTATCCGCGCCTTCATCACCGACAACCCGGCGACGGGCTTGGTGGGCGGCGTGGATCGCGCCAGTGCGACATGGTGGCGGAACCGGTTCAACCTGGGCATCGTCTCCAACGTCGCTGATGGCGGCGCCTTGCTGCAATTCCTCCAAAAGGAGTTGCGGCAGCTGCGGCGCTATGGCGGCAATCCCGACGCCTATTTCTGCGGATCGGACTGGATCGACGCGCTGGAGAAGGAGCGGCGGGCCAACGGTCTGTATGGGGAGTCGGGCGCTTCCGGCCGGACGGACGCGTCTGTGGGCGATGTTGCTCATGGGAGCCTGGTGCCGACTTACGACCCGACACTGGACGACCTGGGCATGTCCAAACGTGCCTATATCTTCGACAGCTCCCGCCTGTTCCTCGATGCCCTACAGGGCGACTGGAAGCGGCAGCACACTCCATCCCGGCCCTACAACCAGTTCGTGACCTATCGCTCGATAGTCTCGACCGGTGCCGTTGTTGCCTCGCAGCTCAACTGCTGCGGGGTCTACGCGATCACGTAACCAAGGAAGGCGCGCAGCATGCAGTTGTATCGAGTTCAAGTGCGGTTAGGCGGGGATATGCGGAACTGCATTGAACCGGCTGATCGGGGCTTCGGGCACGGGATCGTATCCTGGCCTGAAGTTCAGGTGCTGCGCGCCATCCACGGCGGCGAGGACACCGTCCTCATCACTGAAGATGCCGGCCAGTTAAAGGGCAAGCATTCAGCCCGGGCCGAGAAGACCCGGCTGCTTCAGTTCGGTTATTCCGGCGCCGCCCTGGAGCGTCTGTTCCCGGGTTCCAGCCCGCGGATGGACATGGACCCGCCCTTGGACGAGCCCGGCCTGCCTGCTCCTCCGGTGCCGCCGGAGAAGCCGGAGACGCCGGATGAAGAACCGGCGGCAGAGTCCCCGGAGGAACCGCCCCCGGCTGCGGCAAAGAAAGGCAAGGCGGCTTCGGCCGCCAATTAGGAGACGCCGATGGCACGCAACGTCCAGCTCGGGCAGATGCTCTCGATGCTGCGTGCCGAGGTCGGTGACGCGCAGAGCGTGGCGCTCGGCGTCAACGTGGCCGAGACTTACAAGATCACGCTGCGCCGGGTGCAGGAAACGCTCTGGTATGACGTGGAGTGGCCGTTCCTCCAGATTTACCTGGACGATCCGCTCCCCGCCGGCACCCGCTTCCAGCAATACCCGACGGGTATCGATTTCGAGCGCACGGTCCATGTCTGGTCGCAGCAGAATGGCGTGTGGCGGGAGCTGAGCTACGGCATCACCCCCGACCACATGAACATCTACGACAGCGACGCCGGCCAGCAGGCATCGCCGGCGCAGGCGTGGAGCCACCGGCCCGAGAACAACGGCTATGAGGTGTGGCCGATCCCCAACCAGAACACCGTGCTGCGGTTCAAGGGCACGGGCGCGCTGAAGCCACTGGTTGCTGACGCCGATACCTGCACCCTGGACGCCCAGGTCATCGTGCTGTTCGCCGCCACCGAGATCCTGACGGCCAGGAACCGCAAGGACGGCGAGGCCAAGCTCGCCATAGCCCAGGCACTGATGCGGCGCCTGAAGGGGCTACAGGGCGCCAAGAAGCGCACGCCCTTCGTGATGGGCGGCGGCGCCTCGCCCTACGGGACCGCGCGCCCTGGCATCGACTACATCGTGGCTAATGGGTAGCCGATGCCATACGTACAGGTTGTCGATTTCCGCGGCGGGCTAGACCGGCGAAAGAGCATCGTCACCCTCCAGGCCGGCGCGCTCTGGGTGGGCGACAACGTCGTGCTCACGCGCGGCAACGAGATCGAGAAGCGGCGGGCGTTCGCGGCCACTATCACCTTGCCGCCTGGCACCGTCGGCCTGGCGACCACGGCGACCAACGTCTACGTCTTCGGTTCTGGCGGTAACCCCGGCGTGGGCGGCGGCGTGATCTATCAGCAACTGACGCCGCCCGCCGGCGTCGTCGTCAGCCTGGAGGATTACGATCTCTTCAACGGTCGCATCTACGCCGTCATCCACTCCAGCGACGGTAAAACCTACCATTTCTACGACGGCGTGCTGGTGACGAGCTGGGTGGAGCCCGCTGGCCGGGACGCACGCAACGGCCCGGTTAACTATCTCAGCCCCAATCCACGGGCGAGTGCGGCGAACCGGGGCTCGCCGGTGCTCACCTTGGGGAACCGGATGTACGCCGGATTCGGGCGCCTTTTGTTCCTGTCGGCCCTTGGGCATCCAGATTTCTGGACACCGGGCGATACCGGGCGGCCAGGTGCCGCAATCGTGGAGCTGTCCAACCAGTCGGGCACGGGCGAGGACATCGTCGGGCTGGCGGTCTACCAGGGCAACCTCGCCGTGTTCATGCGCGACACGATCCAGATTTGGCGGGTCGATCCCGACCCGACCAAGCTCCAGCTCCTCCAGGTGTTGTCGAACATCGGGGCGCTGGCGCCGCGTAGCGTCATGTCCTTTGGCGACAGCGACGTGTTCTTCCTGTCCGATACCGGGCTGCGTTCCCTCCGTGCCCGTGACAGTTCCAACAACGCCATCACCTCCGATATCGGCACGCCCATCGACCTGTTGCTGCACCAGTTGCGGGAGCAGTTCCCCAACGAGACGCAGAACGCCCGGTCGATGATTGAACCCGATAGCGGGCGCTACTGGCTCAGCATCGAGAAGCAGATTTACGTCTTCACTTTCTTCCCCGGCTCCAAGGTCAGCGCCTGGACCCGGCTGCTGTCCGACGTAGCGTTCACCGACATGGAGACACTGGGCGACGTGGCGATCCTGCGCTCCGGCGATGTCCTCTACACCTATGACAATAGCGCCGGCGCCTACGGCAGCGACTACATGTGCGAGGTGACGCTGCCGATGATGGACGCCGGCGACCCGTCCACGTTCAAGAACCTGGAGGGGTTCGACATCGTCTGTTACGGCAGCTGGGCGGCCCGGCTGGGGACGGACGCGGCCAACCCGGATAGCCGCGAGCTGATCGCCACCATAGACAAGCCGAGCTATGGCATGGAGCGGATCGCCGTGACCGGCTACGGCACGCATTTCGGGCTCAATCTACGGCACCAGGCGGCCGGTCCCGCCATGCTGGCTTCGCTGCTCTTACATTTCGCGCGAGGGGAGAATGACTGATGTGCGCCGATCCAGCGGCTCTGCAACAAATGGGGCAGAATTTCCAGACCATGATGGCTCAGCAGCAAGCGAATGGCGGGGCCACCCAAGCCATGAGCTCGATCCCACCGATGGGTGGACCGGGTCCGGCCCCTATGCCAATGGGCGGCCCGCCCGGACTGGCGCCTGGGCTTCCGCCTACGGCCGCGCCAATGTCGGGTCCACGGACGTTCATGCCGCCCCCGAGGTGATCACGGCGATGCCGGCGGCGGCGGTGTGGCGCCCGGATCGGCTGACCGGCAAGGTCGAGCTGGTGCGCCCGGAGCTGGCCGACGTGCTGCACATCACGCGAAACCTTCGGGAGCGGGACCGGCTGGAGGTGTTCGCCACCCGCTGGGACGATGACCCCGAGTTGCTGGCGGCGTCGGCAATGGAGATACCTGGCAGCCTGTGGGTGGCCAAGAAGGGGGACACGCCGGTGGCGATCTTCGGTGCCCGGCCGATGTGGCCCGGCGTCTGGTGCGCCTACGCCTTCGGCACCGATCACTGGCCCGAGGTGGTGCTCACCATGACCCGGCACATCATGCGGTTCATCATCCCCAGCCTGACGCCGCGGGCGCACCTGGTGGTGGCGTTCTGCCATGAGGACCACGTCAGTTCGATCCGCTGGCTCCGCAGCATGGGGGCCGCGACAGTCGCGCCAATGCTTTTTGAGTGGGGCCGGGAGCGTGAAAACTTCGTGCTCCTGGGGTGGAGGGCATAATGTGCCTCAATAGCGGTAACCCAGGACAGGCGGCGGCGGATCAGGCCAAGCAGGAGGCCGAGGCTGCGCGCGTCAAGGAACAGGAGCGGCAGGCGCGGATCACGACCGGGCGCGCGAACATCGATGAGAAATTCAAGGGGTTCGATGACGCCTACTACAACAAGTATCGCGACACCTATCTCGCCACGACCACGCCGCAGATCGAGCAGCAGGCCACCGATGCCCGCAAGGATCTGATCTACTCGCTGGAGCGGGCCGGGCTGCGGAACAGCTCGGTGGCCGGTGAGCAAGCGGCCAACCTTGAACAGAAGGTGGCCGAGCAGAAAGG